ACATCTCAAACTTTAAATACTGTTACTAGCACGTTGAACGATACTGTAAGACACTCACAACTAAGAGTTGGTGCTGATGGAATTGATTTTGGTTCGAACAAAGTATTCAATGGAAGAAACCTTGCGAGTATCCTTTCTATTAGTCCAGAAAGTATTCAAGCTATTACAAACAAGCTAATCATTACACCAGCTAATGAGAATTTAGTTAAATCTGAATATAGAAGAAATTCTAGCTTTACGAAAGATATGCAAATTAGTGAAGACTTTGATATTGGTAAGACTACAGATTTCTTAGTTAAAGGAAAAGCACGAACTAATAGCTATGAAAATAGGTTTAGGTTTGCAATAAAAATAATATATAAAGATGGGACTAGTGATTTTGTAACTGGAGTAGACAGTGCCACATATATAAATGGTGGGATGTTTTCCGTACCTTTTAAAATAAACGAAAGAGAGAAAGAAATAAAGAATGCTTATTTTACAATAGATAGATATGGAACACCTATTTTTGATGAATTAAGTATAGTACCACAGAAAAGTGCAGAATTAATTGTTGATGGTTCAATCGAGGGAAGACAAATAAAAACTGAAACCTTAGAAACTGGACACCATAAGGCAGGTAGTATCACTTCTGAAATCATTGCTGCTAACGCTGTTAGAGCTAAGCATATATTGATAGATGATGGGTTGATAAATAATCTAGTAACGCATAATGCTTTCATTTCTAAACTTTGGGCGCAGGACGCTTTCATCAGAAGTTTAAAAACTGTTAAAATTTCAACAACTCAATTAGATACTGACTGGCTTTCAGCCTATACAGGTGATATTGGAGGATTCAGAATTGGTAAGAACCCGAACCAACCTGGAGACTTTTGGCTTACAGGGTCAAATAACTTCAACTGTGGATTAAACCCAGGACACAACATTGGGACACGTGGTGCTCAAATTTGGGCAGCATGGGGGTATAATTGGAATCAAGCAGGACCGAATGCATGGTGGGTTGATGGACAAGGTAGAATGAATTGTAAAAGTTCAGCTACATTTTATGGTGGATTACATGTGTATAATGCCAGACTTGATACTCATGGTCAAGATATTCAAGGAGATGCGAATAGTTACGGAGCTAAAACTACTGTTATTTGGTGGTCACAAATTAACAGGGTTAAAAGTTCAGTATCTGATAAACGTTTCAAAACTAATATTAAACCAACTAAAGTTAAGGCAGTAGATTTACTTAATAAAATTGAAATGGTTGAGTTCAACTGGAAAAAAGATAATAAATTCGAAAAAATCGGAGCAATAGCTCAACAAGTTCAATCAGTAGAAAAAAGCCTTGTTGTTAAGGATATGGATTCTAAGCAATCACACAGTGATTATTTAAGAATTAGTTACTATGACGCTATACCTTACCTTATCAAAGCAGTACAAGAATTGTCAGAAGAAAATAACAAATTAAAAAACAAACTGGAGGAATTAATCAATGGATAATCAATTACAACCAATAGATTTAATCGCTCAAGAATTGAGTGAAAAAACAATGCAATTAGCTCATTATAAAGTAGCTTATAATAAATTAACTGAAGAATTAGAGGCTAAAGAGAAAGAGCTTAAAGAATTAAAGGAAACTAAAGTAGAAGAACACGAGGAGGAACAATAATATGGCTTTAGAAATTTCAGTTAAACAACCTAATCCAACAGCGGGTGGATATAAGAGCGTAAACGTATATTTTAATATGAATACTGGAGGAATTTATTTTAACGGTAATATTGAATTACCAGGGAAATTTGCAACTGCTTGTGACGCAGAGACACTAGAAGAAATTAGAAAACAAATTGCCGTTCAGATGTACACAGGAGAAGCAACTCCAGCACTAGTTGCTGAATATGCTAACCTTAATAAGCAAGTTGGTATTTTAGCAGGTAACAAAGAAGATGTTGCTGAACGTGAGAAAGCATTAACTAAGCTTTTCGCTAAAGTGAATAAAGGTAATGATAAAGTACTAATGACGTTACTTTTAGACGTGTTAGATCCAAAAACAATCACATCTAACAAAGATAAAATTATCAATGCATTTGATAGTTACGAAGTTAACACGGATTATTCAGTAGGTGATAAGTTTAAATTTGATGGCAAACTATATGAGGTTATCGTGGACCACACAAGTGTTGTTGAGTGGGTGCCAAACGTTGAACCAACTAAATATAAAGAAATCACCTTTGAACGCACTGAAAACAAAGAACAGTTAGAAGATGATAACAACCGCTACATAACTAAATTACAACTTGATGAAGCATTAACAAAAGTAGTCCAAACAATTATGGAACAATTATCACAAGACGATGAAGGAGAAGAAGAACATGAGAATCACGGAGAAAATAGCAACAATCTATCACACGGCGAGGGGGATAATTAAGATGAAATTTAGTGTAAAACATGCAAAATTTAAACAAAATGATTATTTAGTACAAACTCACATGAGAATGGTTATTACAGAGGTTGAAACTTTAGAACAAGTACCTAATTTTGGAAACTTACGTGAAATGGTTAGGTTAGCAGTTGAGGAGTTCAAGCGAAAAGAAGCTGAATTAAAAGCAATTGAGGAAGCAGCAAAAGAAGTTGTTGCTCCAGTAAGTGAAGCACCTAAAGTGGAAGAAGCACCAAAAGAGGTAGTCACACCAACAGTAAGTGAAACACCAAAAGAAACTACAGAAAGCACAGAGCACGCTGAATAGCGTGTTCTTCTTTTGGAGGTAGTCTAAATGGCGAACTATATTTTGCAATTCATATTGCAACTTTTTACAGTAGCTATTATTCCATTAGTTAAGATATGGTTTGACAACAGCAACAAACAAATCACAAAACAATTTGAACAGCTAAGTAGCGAAGTAAAAAGCACGCAGGATAAAACAGAAAAGCAACTTGATAAGGTAAGTATGGAAGTAAAGAACACGCAAGATAAAGTCGATGAAGTAACACAAATAGGACTACATAATCGGAACTCAAATAAAAGCATCATGTCTTTCAGGTTACATAAAGAATTTAGCGAGGCAATAGAACGTGGATATACTACAAGTGAAGATTTATCAGAATTAAGTGGTTTATATAAGAGTTACGCAGAAATCGGTGGTAATGGTAAGATAGAAACTTTATTTAATAGATTCAAAACATTACCAATTCAAAAATAGGAGGAAAAACAAATGGAACAATTACAACCAATTTTATTAACATTAATCGTATTCGGACTTAACCTATTAGGTAAGTTCTTAAAAGAGTGGAAGACTTTCCCAACTGAATTAATACCACAACTTTTAGGAGTGTTAGGTGGTTTAATCGGGTGGGCAGTCTTCAAAGATACTAATGCAGTACTTTTAGGGCTTGCAAGTGTGGGAACACATCAAGTAGTTAAGCAATCAAGAAACAACACGGAGGATAAAAAGGATGGTAGTATTTAGTGAAGCACTAAAATTTTTAAAAGACGGAATCAACCAACCACATGACTTTGACGGAGTATATGATGCACAATGTGTTGATGAAGTCAACCGTTATTTATATAAGTTTTGGAAAATCAAGTTACCAGGAAATGCAATTGATTTACTAGACAGCGCCAAAAGGCAGGGAATGACGGTTATATATGACGCTCCAGGGGTTAATCCTAAGGCTGGAGATGTATTCGTTATGAGTGTGCCAACACACCCTTACGGACACACAGGAGTAGTACTAGAAGATAGTGACGGTTATACTATCAAAACAGTTGAGCAAAATATAGATGGCAATGCTGACGCATTAACAGTTGGTGGTCCAGCTCGATTAAACGAGCGTGATTTTACAGGTATAATCGGATGGATTAGACCAGAATTTGAAACTGAAAATTCAAACGGTTCATATACTGAAGATACTACTTACCTAAGACAAACCCCACAAGTAGGGGTTGCACCTTATCGACAAATTCACGCACATTCAACAGGGAACCCAACAAGTAAGGCAAGCGGTGAAGCTACTTACATGAGAAATAAAGATCTAAATAGTGGCTTCTATACTCACGTGGTTGGAAATGGTAAAGTCTATCAAACAGCATACGTAGGTCAAGGAGCATGGGACGTTGGCGGAGGTTGGAACAATGAAACATTCGCAGCAGTTGAACTTATAGAAAGCCATCAGACTTATGAAGAATTTAGAGCGGATTATGAAATCTATATTCAACTTTTAAGAGATTTAGCAAATCAAGCTGGAATACCTATCACGGTTGATACTGATAGTTTAGAGGGAATTAAAACGCACTATTATTGCACGAATAACCAACCTAACAACTTCTCAGATCACATAGACCCTTACCCTTATCTAGCAAAATGGGGAATTAGTAAGGAGCAATTCAAGAAAGATGTTGAAACTGGTATTATTTCTAATGCACCAACTAAGGTTGAGTTAGATGTTCTGGATAGCAACACAACTCTTGAAAATAGGGAGCAACCTTATTTTCGTGGATATTTAAGCGAAGACTACTATCTTGAAACTGAACCTAATGCTAATAGTACCGATAAGGAATTCATGCCAAAAGGTACTGAAGTGTACGTTTACGAAAAGAAAAATGGTTGGAGTAGAATTGGATCAAATTCTAGCAATCAATGGTTAGAAGATGAATATTTAGTAGAAGCTAGTGTATTCTAGATTGATTTTAAAATATATCTGTGTTAAAATGTAAATGTCCTTTCAACCTACAAAAAAAAGGATAAAAACACTTTCAAGCCCTCACATTTTGTGAGGGTTATTTTTTTATGCAATTTTTAAAAAAAGTTTTTAAAAATCTCTTGACAATATAACGTATACGTTATATAATGGAGGTACATTAAAGGAAGAGGTAAAAACATCATGAAAGAATTAACTAAAGAAGAATTATTAAGAAAAGTAGAATTTAATGAATATACAATAGAGAATACTAAACGAGGATACAATTGGACAGCAGTATTTAAAATTTACAGACAAGAAAATCATGTAGAATTAGAAGTGATTACTACTTACCACGTTGATTATTTTAGAAGTGAGGAGTCTGTCTCACGCATAAATGTTATTATTAAAGGGAACAATGAGGAATATTTAAACTCGATATATCTAAGCAGTGATCAAACTGATGTATACGAATTTCTACATGAATTAAAATTAAATTATTATGGAGTAATTAACAGTTTTGAAACTGGAGTAAAAACTGATAACAAAAGCTATAATTCAATGATAGTACCTTTCGAATTTAGAGAAGCACAAACTTTAAGACTTTACAAAGTTGTAGACAAAGAAGATTTAGACAAAATCTTAAAAGAAGGAATTTTACCTATTTTAAAAACTGGAAATGATAACTGGGAAGGTAACAGAAGAGCTGATAATTCAACAGAAGTTGTGTATCTGTTCAAACCATTAACAGATCAATTAAATTTCACTCAATACGGAGATGTTCTTTTAGAAGTTGAAACAACTGCTTATAAGAATGAAATTTTACCAGGTGATAGAAATCGTGGTAAGTATGAGGAATTTATAACTTTTGAAGTTAAACCAGAAGAAATCAAGGGAGTAAAATACTTAAATGAGTAG